CTTCAAGTCACCGTTGAGGGAGTTAGACATAACAGACTTCTCCATCTCTTCGGTGTCACTGTTCCAACGCTGCCACTGGTTGCGCTGTGCAAAGACACGAATGGTTGCACCATTACTGTAGACTATATCATCCCCTGTCTTGAGGGTGAATGCACCTACTGGTACTACCTCTGTCTTTATCATCTTACCATTGAGTTCTACTTCACCCATGATAGGTTGATGCAACATTCCTAAACGTGATATTGATGGGAGAAAGTCAGCGTTACTTGTCTTTATGGACACGCCCATTAGTTCTGCCATCGACTGACCACGTTCGTTTGCTATTGCTAGTTCATTACTCATTCTATATCCTTTTCTATAGAGTTAAAGAGTCTTAGTTATACACTATACATCAACTGTGTCAAGCCAATTCTTACCTATCTTTGCTTCTAAAAGCATAGGTACATTCATATCTATTCCGTATGTCTCCTCTATTATTTTGTTCAAATCCTGGTTGAGTGTCCACACCATTGACAATACTAAATCTTTCTCATCAGGATGTACATCAACCACCATAGAATCGTGTACAGTATTAACCAAACACGACTTCATATGTCGCAAACGTTCATGCATTTCATTCAGCACCACTGGCACTACATCACCAGTAGCAAAGCCTTGCACTGGATAGTTCTTTATCATAGTGAAGTGCGTTGGTACACCACTGTGTCGTCTTGTCACATCAGGGAAAGCATATTGTCTACCTGATATGTTTGTTATCTTGAGGAAGCGTAGTGCCTCATCAGCTAAGTTCTTGTGCCAGTTGGCTATGCCTTTGTACTTATCGTTGAAGTGGGTGTAGTAGGTTGCTTCAGCTTTCGTGCGTCCGTAACCGCTTGCCCCAAAGAGAGGAGCGAACGTGTGTTCTTTAGCTGCTTGGCGTGACGTTGGTTGTCCTGCATCAGTAATAACTTTTGCTGTGTAAGCATGTACATCGAAGCCAGTTGAAATTTCTTGCATCGCTGTTTCATCCTGTGCCAAGAACGCTGCTGTCCTAAATTCGAGTTGTGCAAAGTCGGCCTCCATTATTAGTCCGTTGTTAAATCTTGATACAAATACTTTCTTTACTGGGAATGTACCTCCCCTTGGCATGTTCTGCATGTTGGGATTTCTTCCACTGAAACGTCCTGTTGCTGTAATGTGTTGAGTAAGTCCAACGTGCAAGAATCCACTGTCCTTAGTATATGACCGTATTCCGTTGACAAAAGCAGATAGATAAGAAGAGACAGCATTGTGACGTTTAAGATCAGAAATGAAATCAATAGCCTCGTCCATTCTATTTTGTTTAGCAGTTGAAGAAAGTACATCCAGTTCATCCTTTCCTGTGTTGAATCCATTAGCACTGACCCACTTCTTGCTTGGTGCAGTGAAGCGTAGCCCTGCTATCTGTTGTGTATCCTTTAGTCTGTATCCTTTCGCATCACAATCTTTGCATTTATTAGGTCTAGCAAACTTTGTTCCATCTTTTTTAAGTCGGTATACTTTACCTTGCCCTTCGCAACTAGGGCAGGTGTATGCCGTAGTCCTGTAGATCGGTGAGGAGTTGGCTTTAACGGCATCCTTAAACTCTTCTTGTGTCGCAGTGAACTCGAAGAGATCAGACCATTCCTTTTTGTCATGTACCCTCCTGCTGAATAGTACCTGCGACTTTTGTTCAGGCGAGCGTAGGTTAATCGGAGTGTCGCCCATAAGTTCCCTGACTTTCTTTTGTAGCCTTGTTTCAATCTCCGCTTTCTCATTCTCAAACTCCTTTGCTACTCGCTCCAACTCTTGAAGATCGACTTTGAATCCTGCCATATAGATTTCGGTAAGGGTCTTACAGGTATTGAAGGTAACTCTTTTGATTGTACCAAGGGAAGATGCTTCGGGAAGTAAAAAGTCTCTCTCTTGGGCTTTGTACAACTCGCAAGTAGTAAGCAAGTCATGCTCAAGATAATGACAGAGTTCAGCCAATGGTATCTCGTTTGTGTTCTTACCTTCCTTAAAATATTTCTTGAGTGTATCATCCTTCTGTACCTCTAGTTGTCTACGTTCAGCACAAGCCTGTAGGCTTAGTCCATTTCTTTGACCACGATCTAGTATATACTCAGCAAGCATGGTGTCATAGATATCACCGTCATACTTAAAGCCACACTCCCACAGCCACATCAAGTCGTGCTGTGCGTTGTGCATAATGAGTAAGTCAGTGTTGTCTAAGTTCCACTGTATCTCTAGTCTTTGGAAGCCTGTAAAATCTGTGGCCTCATTGTGATCCAGTGTCTTGATAGTGAGGGTAGCTTTAGGATCATCAGCATCAAGCATACCCACCTGTACCAAATAATTGTCAGGCTCGAAGGGATCTAAGTGTACCTTACCATCTCTCTTTGTGACAGTATTCTCTACGTCTAGCACTAACCTCATGATGAGTACACAGATCTTGAACCGTCAAGTACGCAGGTAATCTTACCTTGGTATCCGTTCAGTTTGTTCTTGGCTATGTTTAAATATCTGATAGGATCTTCATCTTCTCCTTCTGCTTGTTGTGTCTTACCAATCAGTACCATCAGGTCAGCCTCTGCTGCCTTGCCTGTCTTACTACCTTCCATCATAGCTTGGTTCAGGTCAGCCCTGCCCTCTGCTTCTGCTGATAGTTGAGACATCCATACCACAGCACAGTCATACTGCTTGGCTATGTTACGTGCATGAATAGCTGCTGCCTTGAGTGTAATGTCTGACCGTTCTGATCTGATGTCGGCAAACTTGTCGCCCATATCCAGGATTACTATATCAGGACGTTCATACTTTACCACTGACTCAACCCAATCCATACCCTTACCTGTGCTGTCCTTGAACTGTATGTTCTCAGACACAGGATGGTATCTTTTGTTAGCCAGTGCCTTGTTACCTCTGACCTCACCCATACTCATATTGGATGAAGCACTGATGTATCGTGCAGCCACACGTGTATATGCTTCTTCATTGCATAGCACTGTAACCTTTGCTCCTTGTTGTGCAAAGCCACCATCTGCTGCTACCAAAGAGGCGTGAAAACTAGTTTTACCAGTATTAGGACGAGCGCCAACCAGAATAAGATGACCGCCACTGATACCCTCCACCCTACGAGCCAAACTGGATATGTTAAACTTCCATTTCGATTCAAGTGCCGTTGCATCAAGGATAGTATCAAGACTGTGATCATCCCACTCGACACGAAGATTTGGAGTAAAGTCATCTTTGTATTCCTCTAATAGTTTACGTAATGGTTCGAGGCTATTCTCTGCACCATTCACAAAGTCAAAGCCTAAGTTAGCTACGAGGTCACCAACATGCTGCTGAAACAACTGCGACAATGTGTCCTCTGCTATCTCACCTTTGATAGGTTCAGCTATCTCGATACGCTTGAACAGATCTTCATATGCTGTCCTTGTAGCGGTGGTCATGCTTGCGTTGATACGGTTGAACACAGCATGTAAGTCAGACACAGATAGGTCACCATCGTATGTCTCCATAGCTGTATCCAACGCTTGCTTTATCTTACGTACATCCTTACTGAAGATACGTTCGGGGCAACGCACACCCTTGTGGTCATCATAAAACTCTCTACTGAGTAGCGTCTTTACTAGTGCTAGTTCCATCATCTTTGTTCATCTCCTCTCGTTCTATTGATCTTCTTCGTTCCTCATCATCGAATGACCTTACTATAGGTACAGTCTTATTGTTGTTATCGTAGTCTACTATTATACCAGTGTTCCACTTTTCGCACTCCTCTTGTGCATCCTTTAAGTTGTAGAATAGTTTAGGCTTGGGAAAGTTTGGAAACACTTTACCCTCTGGTACATACATGATGTCACCGTCTACGTCAATTACTATTGCTAATCTCATTTACCAACTCCTTTAGTTTTTCCATGTCTTCATACTCACGATACTTTATATCGTCAATTAGATTCATTGCTGTTGTCTTGCGTCCTGTCCACAACTCTATCTCTCTGCGATACTCTACTGTCTTGCCAATAGCGTCAGGGTCAAGGGCTATGATTACTTTGTCATACTCTCCTATCTTCTCAAAGTGTTTAGGGTTCATGCTCGTACCAAGTATAGCCATAGATGTAACGTATGGTATCTCTTGTGCTGCAACTATAGCAGACACTACATCCTCTACTATCACCAATGTTTTTCCTATGCCTATGGTGTAGTAGTCAGCCTCACCTGTGTAGCGATACCACTTAGGGTGTTGCTTCTTACCCACTGCCCTACCTACAGCATCAATGATTCTACCATCATGCTTGATAGGAAAGACTACACGTTCATCCTTCACATCATACATGGTGTCGCCTATTGCTATACCCCATCGCCTTACGTAGCGTTGGTGCTTAGTGTGTGATGCCTTTGGTGTCACCACGTATTCAGGTATTTCCATAGTCTCCTTCTCTTTCTTTATGTTTGTATATGCACGTTGTGTTTGTTGTTCTTTCATGCGTTGGTATATCTCTGCTGCTGTCATGTCTGTGACATAAATACCACGTATCGTACAGCCTAGTTTAAAACAATTATACTGTATATCACCTAGTGTATTGGTAGCAGTAAATGTATTCTTACCTCTGCACTGGGGGCAATCACCTCTGTATCTGTCACCCTCTTTCAGACTTAGGTCATTAATAAAGTCACGCATCCTCATCTTGCTTACCTCTTGCCGCTAGTGCCTTGGTTGCACCGCTGTATGTGTTGACCATGTATGGCTTGACTGATGCTGTATTCTGGTGACCTGTCACCTGCATAATACCTGCAAGATCGACACCACCCTCCATCATTTCTGTGACCGCTGTTCTACGTAGATCCATAGCCGTAAGTTCTTTAGGTAGATTAGCTTCGTCCAGGATCTTATTGATATATAAAGATATTTCTTCTTTGTCATAGGGTGTATATGCTCCTGCTCTAGGCTTGACTCTTGGTACTACGTACTCTTGAAAGCCAAACTCCTCCTTCTGTTGACGCAGCATTGAACACAAACCTTGAGAGATAGGGAGGTGTACCTCTGCATTACGTTTGCTTTGTGTCATATCTATTCGACATTCGTTTAAGTCTAAACTATCCCATGTAAGTAGACGTATGTCTCCCACACGTTGACCCCAATCGTATGCCATATGCACAATCAGTCCAATGCTGCGCCAGCGAAAGTCGCTGTAAGCTGTGTCAAGAAAGATTGACACTTGTTCACGGCTCCAATGTACTCGCCTTGGTTTTTCAGTGACGGTCTGTACCAAAGCTATTGGATTGTGAATGAACACATCATAACGCATGGCATGTTTCCACGCAGCAGAAAGGACACTGCGTCTGTAGTTAGCAGTGCGAGTGCCAACGTCTAGCCATTGATCATATGCTTGTGTTATGTGTCGAACCTTCAAGTTCTTACAGCGATATGCCCGAAGCAACTTACCTTCTACCTCAGTAATAAGGGTAGCACTCAGGTGGTTGTCGTAGTCTTTTTGAGAGGAGGAGGACAACCTACGATAAACATCTGAGTTACGATAGAAGTCTATCACTTCTTCTAGCGTACAGTTTTGCTTCGGGATATTCTTATATTTGTTTACCATTTTCTCCTAACCTTCCAGTAAGCCCATGCTCTACTACAATGACCATCGCCAAGCAATGTGTCCAATAGTCGCACAAGATTACTCTTTCCGTTTCGTTTCCATTCCCAGTTTCTTGCGGAAAAAGTTTGATTTAGTCTTCCTCCTAGTATTACGTTTGTTAGTACGCTCATCGCTATCAGTATCCTTACGAGGTAGGTTACCCACCCAATGTGTAACATCATCGAAAGGCGTGTTCGGATTTTCTCCATCTTCACTTTCCTCTTGCATATAAATACCATATGTAAATGAACAATCCAAAGTAACCAAAAGCAAAAGCTAATGGCAGTGAGTGCATTAAAAGTTGGGAACCCATAGTATGCCCTCCTCTTTATCTAGTTCATATAGCTTTTGTTCCTGCTCATGTAGTCTGGCTTCATCGTCATTGCCATCCCACCAAGCATCGTCTGCTCTACGCTTACAGTCATTGATTACCCTGTCTATGGGTATGACTTTGTAGCGCCATCCATCAGGACTAACTCGCATGTTCTCTCCTCCGTAGTTCTACGTTTAGATTTTGATGTGCCTTTTGGAATTGTTCCATCCACATCTGCGCCTTTAGTTTATGTTTGAATGAGTGGTAGCCCACCCAAAAACCTTTACCGTTATCGAACCATACTTCATATGACATTAGCACTTACTCCTTTTTACTTTGTCACTTCCTATGTAATAAGTTTTATCAGATCCCCAACATACGTCAAGTGGTTTTATTGCTCCATTTGGCAAAGCCATTCCTGGATATTTGTAGTGTGGGTTATCCTTCAAGAATTGTCGTAGCCTTTCCACTTCCATCTTGCGTTGGGCATGACGTAACTCTTGTACACACGCTGCTCTGCCTGTCCAGTGTTCATGCTTGTCCATGCAATACTTGTGGATAGGGTTCTGTTCTTCAACCATCGCTAGTAGTATCTCTATCATTTTAATTCCTTCAATCCTGCTTTTAACATCTCTTTACCCTCATCGTAATCACCTATGAGAAACTTATCATAAGCCCACTTAAACCATGACATAGACATCATGTCTACACCACCTTCAGCTACAGGTATGTCATCACTATCAGAAATACCTGAGCCTACCTTGTTGGCATTAAGAAACCTCAGTAAGCTAGGCTTATCAGTTGGTACATCGACAGTCTGATAATCCTTGCCACACATCTTACGTGCATCAGCTTGTGTACCTGCCCACACTCCATTGCTATTCTTATACAGCTTCATAGTGCCACTCCTCTCCTATTTTGTCACGCCACTTACCTTTTGTGGGATGTATTTGTTTCGGCCAACTGTCTCTGTTTCTACCTGCATGTACCATTTCTTTAGCCCAAGTATATGAGATACGATAGTACCTTGACGCTTGTGCCACGCTGTCAAAGTCTTTGCCGAATAGTCTGCATCGTATCTGTTTCTGTTTACGTGTGGGTTCGTACTTCACACGTTGGTGTGGGTTCATATGTAGTGGTTGCATTATACTTCATCCTTCTTTAGTTCAGTTATTCTAATCTGTGCTTGATTTAGTTGTCCTTGTAAGTCACGCACATTACGCTTGAGTATTTCTATTGTATCAGCTTGAGATAGTAACAGCTTCCTGTTTTTCTCAGCTTCCATTTCATCAGGTAGCATCAGTCCATCCTCACTATGTGGTGACCGCCTGACTTAGTAGGCAGTGCAACGAAAGCATAGGGATAGATGTACCCAACGCCATCATCAGTGTTGATCAGGAAGTATGGCTCAAGGTCATCGTCACCCTCCGATACAAACTTACCATCGAGTGAGATCTTACTGTCCTTCATGTGCCAAGGATCACATCCTGCAGACTGATTATATTTTAACTTAAAGAAATCCTGGATTTGTAACGTCTGATAGTATTGCAGACGCTTACCTTCCTCAACTTTTTTGTTCCACTCAATGAACCACATGATAAGCAGTCCATTAGAGTTGATGAGTTGGCTCCACTGTTCATCGTCAAAGTCGAGCGCATTGTTTTTTGTTACACTATTCTGCATTTACTTCTTCCTTCTTGTAAAACTTTTCTACTATGTTTTGATCAGCTACGAACTCAGCACCATCGCGTAGGCGTTGCAGTACGTAGGGTTTCTTCTTTGCCCTTGCTTTGTATCCGACAAGGCTCATGTCCTCGCCCATAAGCTTGGCAATCTTAGTCAAGTCGAGCTTGTGTAACTCAGCATAGAACTCTAAGTCCTGTTGCTCTCTAGTCTTGGCACCCTCCATGAGTACCTTGACTTTGAAGGTAGCCTCACCGCCACGATATGAGCAGTTGC